AGGACCGGCAAGAAGCATATTAGTAGAATCAACGTTAGGATCTCTATATGCTTCAAGAATATTTTCTCTTCCCCCACCAGCTAATCTACTCGCTCCTCCCATTCCTACCTGGAACATTCCCATTCCTACTTCCATGGGACTTCTTGCAGAATAAATTTGCTCAGCACCTTGAGCTACAGATACTGCATCTCCTAAATCTCCAACTGCTCCTAATCCTTTTCCGATCATACCGCCAGTTTTACTTAATGGACCACCGGCGAGGCCAGCAATATTAGTAATCCCACCAACGGTTTTCATGGCTGCTAATGGAGCCGTGTCACGAATAGCACGATATCTTGCACGAGCTTCTGGCGTATCATCAATAAGCCAAGATGGAGCTTCATCAGGTCCTAATGGACGTCCAGGGTCCATTAGTTCTTCATTACTATTAGCTAGACGTAATTCTTCCGCATTGATACCCTTCTGAAATACGTTAGGTTCCTTATCAGGATTAAATATTGCGTCAGCACGATCTTCAGCCGTAAAATTTTCTTGATCTAGAAATGGTTCAACCCACTGGCCTATACGGGATCTACGAAGGTCATTAGGAATGCCTTTAACGTTATCCCAAGAATAAGCATTAGTATCAAAGAATTTCTTAAGGCTACTTAAAGGATCATCATTTTCATAGGTTGGATCAATCTTACTATTAGTTCCGATGGTAGCTTCATGAACTAATGGACGTTCAGGAACTTTAACGTCTCTATCGCCATACTGAATTAGATTTCCAAAATCAGGAACTTCTTCTACAGGACCTAAGCTACTTCCACTCTGAACATCACTAAAATCTGGCCCATTCTGTTGTTCATCAATAGCATCAACATCTTCAAGCGTGGGTGCTCTACCAGCATCCCAATCGAATATTACGTTCCTTCCAGATCGTGCCTTGAGTTTATATTGCATTAGCGTTAGCGTTATTGAAAGTTAAAGCCAGAGGGATCATCTTCATCATCGTCAGGTTCGTCAGGTTCCGTTTCAGAGGTATTAGGTACAGAGTTGGGTTTCATACCCTTTTTAAGAAGGTCATTTACTCGTTGGATTCTCCAGTTACGTAGCTCTTGAGGAAGACCAGTTTTGGGTCTACCTTTCTCATCGTAAAACTCAGAAAATCTCGGATCGGCAGATAACTCAGCATCTACAATTTTTGCTGCTTTTATCTGGTTATCCATTTGGCGACTTTGAGCTAGATCCGGATCTACAGCTTTAGGAGCATTTCCTCTAGTTTTAGCTAATGCCAATCTTTCTTTACTTATACCTAATTGGGCATTACGAGCACCAATAGCAGAATTAGTATTACGCTCTCTTAATCCGTAATTACGTTCTCTATCAGCTGCAATTCCTTCGTAACGAGTTCTTGTATCCTTTAAGCGTTGCTGATCTACATCGTTACGTAAATCTTTATAATACGCATCACGATCATTATCTTCAATACGATCACGATACATATCCGTATAGTTCTGATTACGCATTCCACGTTGATTAGCTTCATCTTCTAGCTTGGCGAGTTTGTACATATTCTCGCCACGATCGTCATAGTCTTTTTTAGCTAAATTATATTTTTCGTCTCTAAAATTTATTCCAGCTCCAACATTTCCACTTGCGGCGGCAATAAAACTACCTAGAAGTTTTCTACCAGTAGAAGGTTTATAATCATCACGTTTCGGCATTGCTCGTGAATACGTTTCGTACTCTTTAGCTGCATAATCACTCGGTTTAAAACGATCTTCATTCATACGCTCAGGAGCATACGGACCTTGTTTATTTTCAGCAGGAATACTATCAGGACGAGATGATAGCATATAACCTAGGGCACCATCTAATCCACTAAGTTTATCATCCTTACTCATACTTTCGTATGGATCATCGGATGGAACGCTGTCTGGATTATTAGAAATCATATAACCCAAAGCACCATCCAAGCCTTTGAGTTTATCCTCTCTACCCATACTATCATACGAATCATCTTGACTGTAGGATGGTTTACGATACTTACCGTAGTTAGCTAGAGATATCATATTACTGCCTCACTCCCCCAGCAACTCCACCAACTACTGCACCTATTGCAGTTCCCCATCCTGGCATTACTGCACTTCCAGCTGCCGCACCACTTAATGCACCAGAGCCTGCACCACCCCAATTAAATCCAGTTTTCTTTCCCGCATTGTACGCACCATACGAATTGGTTAATCCTTGGTTACGTGTATTCAACGTATCATTACTCATTCCCATATAACCAAGATCATTTGTATTTTGAGTACGTAAATCTTGCATTCCGCTTAGTGCTCCAAGCTTAATCTTATTATACTCACCTAGAGCACCATATCCAGCCGTCCTACTTCGATTAATATCAGACATCATTCCTAGCTCGGCTTCATTTGCAGAATTCATGCCGCCGAGATAGTTCTTACTTAATTGATCTTGTAATCTAGCCTCAGAATCAGTCATTCCTTGAGCACCCCACTGGCGCCCACCACGAACCATTCCTGCTAATTCTGTTTCTACACCTATGTTTGTTTCTGCGGCGGCTCTTGCTGCATCACGAGCCAACATCCTTGATTGAGAGTTATATCCAGGATTAAATCCTCCCTGTGCAGCATTTCCTTGGGATAAGTTTCTCTTGAGTCCGGCGAAAATGCTAGGAGTAACAGCATTGCCTCTTGATCTGTAATTTGCCAGGTCACCTGGCGAGAATCCGCCTGTTTTAGAGAATTCATCATAAACTCCACCACCTCTCATACGAGCCATATCTTCAGGTGATATGGAGTTTTTAGCCCAGTTAGTTAAATCATCTGTACGTCCATAGATTCTTCCACGCTCCATATCTCCCCAACCGCCATTTGAGGAGAAATCCATAAGAGCATCTTCTTGGCGCCTATCATTTAGAATATTATTATATCCTAAAGTAAGATCGCCACGAAGTTGCTCATTTCCTAGATACGCAGTGTCTCCACGTTCTATGGCACGGTTACTAATATCTTGGGTTCTATCCTTGGTGTACTGTACATCTCCAGGAATTTGAGCTTTGGGGTCGAATTTATCTGATTTCTTCTTACCCATTTGTTAGCTCCAATACAGCAGCTTGCCCAGTTATGGGTTTAAATCCAAAATGACTATACAAGTGCCCCATGAATTTCTCATCACGTGAAAATACATGAAGCTCTTCTAGACCCTTAGACCGACTTATTTTAATAGCCGCTTCCATTAGTGCTCTAAAGGAGAAAACCTTATCAGCTAGGCTTGCATCTTTATCAAGGATCATTGTAGCTTCGGCCATTAGTTTCACAGTGCCGGCCGCTATAATACGATCATCACGCTCTACAATTGCTTCCGTAACAATGTTCGATAAAGATGGAAGATCAAAGTTATTAGCGTGATGTTTAGTATACAAAGCTTGGATCTTCTCTAGATCATTATTACGTATACCATGACGAAATGTTAATTCTCCACTCATTATCCACCCCAAGCGCTTGGTTTAACTCCACCAGTTTTAGGAGTATTAGGCACTGGTAATCCATAGGTAGGATTATTTTGTGCGGAAAGGCCATTAAGTCCAAGAGTAGGATTATTGTTATACATAGTTGGGCCTTGTTGATACTCTTTAGGAACCGGTTGTCCAGTAGGGCCAGTATTATCTGGGGTAGCTTTACTAGGAACTCCTCCCCAAGCTCCAGAATTAGTTCTACGATAAGGTGCCGGCGCTGGAGGAGTAGAAACGGATGAAGAATTGCTCACTCCAGTGTTACCAGTAGAGTAATTATAATTAGGTAATAAACCTGTATTACCACCAGAATAATCAATAGTTCCAGTCTGTGGAGTACCCGTTCCAGGACCACTTCCTCCCCACGCACCATTAGGTCTAGATAATCCACTAGAACCCATTTTATACGGCTGACCAATTGGGCGCCCAAATTGATCGTAACGTCCACGAACTCCACCTTGACCATCAGGATCTATAAATCCGCCTTGACCATCAGGAATCCAGTGTCCGAATTGCTGATTCTTTTGTGCAGCGTAAGCACCGTACTGTTCACCCTCTCTCTTTGCTCCCTCTTCTCCACCAAAGAAGTTAAATCGTGCTCTTCCTTCTTCTTTCTTATCTAGAATTCCTAGATCAGCAAGAGTAGCTCCACGACCTAATTCTCTCTTTGTATCTTCTTGCTCTTGAGCAATAGCACGTTTCCATGCCCTACGTTGTTCAGTAGTACCAGGATCATTATTATCAGCTAAACGAACTGATTCAGAATCAATACCAGTATAGAAACTCGGACGATTCTTATTAGCCATATTTAATTTAACCTATAAGCTGCAACTTCAGTATAACGTCCTGCATTACCTTTTCTTATGCCAGTGGTGTTTTCAAAATATACTGTATCGAATGCTAGCAAATCTAAAATTTTAATGAATTGTGTCATGACAAACCCTCCTCCGCCTGCGGCAGCGTCAAAATCAGTTCCTACGTTAACAGCACCAGCGGCGGCTGAAACATGAAATATACTAACTTGACCTACACCACCAGCATCTGCTGTAACGTAGCAAGTTGCAAGGAATAAGTATTTACCACGGATGTTACATTGAATTTCAGTATTTCCGTTAATTAGTGTAAACAAAATGGGATCATTATATAATTCTGTATCCCAAGTATATTTACCTAATCCTGCTATATCAGCGCTCTGATACCAAGCACCGGCGGCTGGAAGACCGAAAATATGGTTATTTACATCCGCGCCACAATAAGGATTCGGTTCTCCGAATTGAGCAATTTGAAATGGGTCAGGAGCTTGTACGCTTAATTGGTCACTTATACGAAGAATATTAGGAGCGTTTTTACTTCCTGTAGTACGGCTAACTCCTTCTAATAGACCCTTAAGATAATCTATATTATCTGCTAATTCCTTAAGAGCAGCATAACTATCTGGATTATCCTTTTGAATCTTCGTTAAAATATCAATAAAACCTTGCTTCATCTGGGCCTCTGTTGCCAGATAGTTTTAGTAAATGTACTAAGTTTAGTAAATTTAAATAACCCCACTGCTGAGATATCATTTTCTATTCTGACTACAATTCGTTGAGATATAGCATTAACAAGAACGTCTATTTCAGGCTGATCGTCCGTATACGTTTCTGAGGATTCAGATAATTGAATGGGAGTAGTAAGAACGTTGGTACCATCATTTATTCTTCTAGCAGTGATATACATCAAACCACGGCCGGCGGGACGTATACGTATAACATCTAGATGAATGTCGTTTCCTTCTTCGCCCTCTCCGATATAGTGAGTTTCAAAAGGAGACCAAACTGGATATTCTACCGGATCAACTTCTGGTAATTGAAGAATATCTCCAATTTGTTGAAATTGCGGTCCCTCACGCATCTCATAAAGATCGTCTAGATCAGTGAAACTTAGAAAAAGTATACTAGTTCCACCGCCGCCTTCTTTGGCTTCTAGTGTATAGATACTTTCTATGTTTAATGTATTAGTTGGAGCATACGGATCACTGAAAGAAAATCCCCATAAAGACCACTTAACAGTATCGTAACTTAAACCTTCAGAATAATCACATACTAATATATTAGAGTAAACATCTATAGCTTGTTCAGGATCTCGTACAGCTAATATATAAATTCTTTGTAAAACAGGATCTACTACTACTCTCTTAGTATACCCACCGATATCATCCCAGTGAGATTGAATTACCCAAGAAAGTGGTTTCTCATCATAGCGGCCATAGAATTGCCATAAACCACCTTTAGTAAGAGTAAAGAATCTATCACTAACTTGGCCTGGAGTTGATAGAACTTCACTTATACCATCTTTGTCGGTACCTTTACCGTTCTCGATTAGATCAACAGGCCACGTATTAGGTGGATTACCATTTGATGTACATACGTAATGTCTTAGAGATTTGAATAAATGCAAAGATCCACGAAATTCAATTCCGTTTAATACACCACCATTCCCACTAACACCATGTATAGGTATTCTATCACCTATTCCGGGGTCACAGATAATAAATCCTTCTGACTCTAGAAAGGTTTCTGGGCTTCCTGGAGTACTTACTCGTGGAAATGATTCAAATCCATCTTGACCAAGAAGTACAAGAGAACCTTGGTATGTAACTAATTTCTTACCGCTTGTTATTTCTTCAAACACAGTAAGAAGATAATCAGCAGAATCTACAAGCTGGCTATCATAAAGATTAATGCTAAACGTTGTGACACCATTTGCAACTTCCCCAACAAAGAATAGCTCATAGAATTCTTGATCTCCGTTGAAGTATGGAATAGCCTTTGTCATAAGAATATGACATTTGGTTACTTCCGCACCACCAACGGGAATATTAGTTAGGTCAATTTGTTTAGCACCTGGAGCGTTATAATCTAAATATGGAGTACCAGGTGGAGTTATAAATCCGCTAGTTGTCTCATAAGCTATAGAAATAAGATGTTTCCCACGTTCTACAAATCCAGCACCGGCGGATGTAGTAGCAGTGAATCCAGCAAAAACAGGTTTAGCTCCGGCAGCAACTCTAGCTGTTGTAGCACCGTCATCAAGTACCCAAAGTTTATCTACTGCACCAGATGTAGGCATAAAATAGATACGCTTAAATAACTCTATAGCTGAGAAATCTGTAGCTCCCGCAACCGTGCATATCGGTGTACTAAGATCACTAGATATATAAAAACTACCAGTAGCTTTATCTATTACAAGAAATCTTTCAAATCCTCCGCCTGGAACAGCATCTACAATACGACCATGAGTTCCTGGCAACGAATTAACAGGAGCAGAGCCGTAATATCCCTGTCTACTTACTCCCTGTCTTGTCTTTACTAAATGTTCGTCAAACGTAATATTATAAGCAGCCCGATTATAATTCGGGGGAATAGCATACCCGGTCCCACGTTGGAACCAACCTTTTGCTGGAAAGAAATTTTGAGGATTGTGCCCATCCATAGAACCGGGTATCCTTTACTTACTGTAAGTTACAACTGCATCAATAACATCGCCAGACAGCGCGGCATTATATGCAGCAACAGAGTGTTCAGCAAATGGAGAGTTTCCACTTACCGCAGTTGGAATGAACGCTCTCATTCCTCTGTTAGCGTAGTCATACTTATAGATGTAACCAGCTTTTCCAGTGATCTCTACCTGAACAGGATCCTTTGCAGTCCATCCTGGTAATCCACGAAAATCTAATGGATCAGGAGATGCATATGATCCAGAAGCCGTAATACGACAGTAAAGCCTAATTTCTTTCAGATCAGAACTCTTTCGATTAACCGTTACTGTTAGCGCCATTGGTTTCTAATTCCTTTATATGGTAAACGTCGAATAGGTACAGCTTGTAAGTTCTTTACGTTGATACTTATTACTTTTCGTAATTCGTCTTTTGCTTCTAGATTGTAAATTTCGGCGAATTCAAAGTTCTGTAAACGAACTGCTGCTAATGCTGCCGTGCGATATTCTAGATATGCTTGACCACCAAGAATTGGAATTGGATCATCATCTATAGGAAGTACTCCAAGATCCTTAGTATAGTGAATTTTTATGTCGTTATCTTGTGAAGCTCCAATTAGCTGAATTTCCTGATCTACCCAAGCCCAATCTAATAATCTCACATCAGGAGTACGCTCTGGTAAGAAATCCCAACGTCTCATTGGTACAAATAACTCTGTGCTTCCTTCCGTACGTTCCAACAATTCGATTGGTACGATTAAGTCGGTAGGATACGTTACGCTCACTGGTACAGCACTCAGCGGAACGTTTATTACAGCACTTATTTCATCCGTTAGCGGTACACCAACAGCTTGAAGTTCCGTAACCATATCGCCGTAAGCTTTTATTAAATGCTCACGTAGACGAGTGTCTGTCCAAAATTGTGTAATACTATCATTAAGCATCGGCCTAACGTTCGCGTAAATATCCGTAGGCAGATATGCCATTTTACTTGCTCACAGTCGCCGCTGTTGCTACAGTTCCAGCAGCAATAACTCCACCTTCACGTAAGTAGGCTTCTTTATCTAATACGTTATGGCAAGTCGGACAAACGATAATTTCTGAGCGTACGGATGAGCCGCAGAATTTACAATTAGCGATTAACATCATTGCGAGTTCCTGGGCCCATTCTTTATTACCTAGGCCAAGATAGATTGCAGCTTTACGTTGAATTGTAGTAATAGCCGTATGACGCTTATACTTAGTCCAATCATCATCAGCACGATCTACTAATCGCTTGAACCAAATTTCTTGGGCAGCTACTGCACGATCTAGCTTAGTCTTATACTCTTTATTATTAAGAATATCCTTCTTCTCTAACTTTCCTTCTAGTGCAAAAATAGCAGGCTTTGCAACTCCATCTACTTCAATCTTAGCGGAGATAAAATCATGACAAATAGCGTTTGATACTTCTTTATCAAAAACAGGTCTACGATCCGTACCGCGAGCTTCGTCGATATAACGAAATGTTATAGCATGGTCTACGTGTAGGATTTGAAAATCACCCTTATCAGCGGCCGGAATTTCAAATTCAGCTGGCATGAGAGTAATCTTGTTTTCCTTTAACGGTTCCGGATAAGCTGACACTATTGTATACATTATGATTCCTTTCCAACCCCAAAATCAACTGTTTGATGAAACCCACTAACTTGCTCACCCAATTGAGCACCTGTTAGCATTTTACCTTCTAAGTATGCATAGAGATAATCATATGACTTTTTACGTTTCGCTGCTATAAGAGCATCCATATGTTGGCGTTTTTGCCCTGGCGTACACTCTAGTAGAGTCCACATAATAGGTTCTATAGCTTTTGGATCTAGCGGAAGATATCTACCATCTTTAGTTTCAAACGTATATAGATTTTCGTATGAACCTTCACGTTCCGCTTCTGGTAACTCTACATTAACTCCAAACCATAGACGCTCCAGAATCCAACGTTCCTTAATATACGAATATTTAGGAACTCTTCGTGCCTCATTAACTTCCCGTAAAAATATACCACCTTCAGTATAATCTTCAAATATACCCTTACGAATCTCATATTGATCATCAGACCAAACAACACGAAATAAGGGGCGACCACGGAGATCTCTACCATATTTCTCTAGGTCTTTATTAATATAGTCTACTTCTCTCATGATCGCCCCTTTTGGTTAATTAAACGTACGACGGATACCACTTGGAGGTTACTGGATTATAGAAGAACTCCAGTAATCGACTAACTACAGCGGTACCAGCAACTGCAATATTACCCGCAGCCGTCCAAGTGAAAGCACCCGTTGGCATGATATAGATACTACCAGCGAAGCCAACGAATGGAAGGTTAATTCCAGTTAATGCCAACGCACCAGTTACACGAAAATAGGGGTAACCAGGAGGCGGAGTTAATACACCAGCTAAAGATGCTACGTCAGGACCAATAATCCGGTTCTGACCAGTAGCATACTTATTGTAGAAGAAGTCTCCAGCGTCAACCATTTCCTATCTCCTTAGTAACCAGTGGGTACAGTTAACGTGTCAATATAAGAACACGCTGCGGGATTGTTAACGAAAAGATTGAAAGAAATTACGAGGTAGAAAATCGCAGCTGCAGCAACGCCACCGTCAGCACTACGAAGTTCAAACATCTTTCTTCCATCCTGATCGTAGAATCCAGCAGGATGCATTTCAGCCCGGCCCCAAACTTTCGTATTAAGAAAGTCAATACGAGTCTTATCCCAAGAATAACTAATGTCAACTGGCGCACCAGCCATTTGCATGTTATCATTGAAATAAAGATCAAGACCTTCTTCTTTGCTACCTTTTTGAATGATACTTACAAGTTGTCCTAGCTCCTCATACGCTTGCTTTTGGGCAGGATGCATCATTGCAAGAATACCTTGCTTAGTAACATTCTTGATACCAACGCGGTTACCAATTTTGTTAATAGCAAGACGAGCGAAAGGCAAACTTAATGCACCACCAGCAGCAACACGGTTTGCACGAATTTCAGGAGTCAGCGCACGATCAAAACCAAGCCACGTACCAGTTGATGCGCTATTATGGTGATAAGGAACTCCGTAAATAGAAACAGGAGGAGTTGCTCCTTGAGCACCAGTAATAACGGCCTTATCCGTATTAACTAATGTGCCCAGAGAAGGAAACGTATGGAAGATCTTATTCTCTAGATCCAGAAAGTTAATAGTTACAGGCGCACCAGCCGTACGGCAAACGGTTAATGCAGCGTTATAAACATCCAGGTCCTGGCCGAACCGAACTAAACGAGCACCAAATCCATCGCCGGTACAATTCCAAACGTCTCCACCGCCTGTGCCGGTACCAACGGAAACAGTAGTACCAGTAGCTACAACACCAGTTCCATCCGTCATACACATGGAATCAATGTTGCGGCGGAATTCATCCATACTATCCGCAAGTAGCTTAGTAACAGTCTTAGCAACAGCTTTTCGGCTATTATCAGTAGCCCACTCAGCTTGCTTCGTCCATTCAAGAGCTTCCTTGAAGTTTACAGTATTGATAATAGCCTTATCGAAGAATTGTCCGGCTCCACGACCTAACGATCCTCCGTTATTATCGTACATACCGAACTTACCACCAGCACGAAGCTCTAGTGGAATACGCATATCTCGTGAAGAAACTTGAGTAACAGGACGCTTCTCAAGTTTTCCCCAGAGTACATCATCACGATCAAATAACGTAGGAATGTCGCTAGCCACAGCTTCTAGCTGTAATGCTACGACAGACGCATTATTAAGAGCAGGCATTTAAGGTTACCTTGATTTTCTAAGAGTTATACGTTTTTCTAAGTAATCCTGAGTTGACGTTTTGCTCCAATCTACGTCTTTAGCAGAGATTTTACCCTTTATTTGGGCAACTCCACTAGGTTTATTAGAACCAACAATCTTCTTAGGATCCTTAGCAGATGGTGGAACAACTTTCTTAGTTTTATACAGTTGCTCTCTGTACCTGTCTTTCAGTGCAGGTAACCGATTTAAGGCAGCCTGGGAGAAGGCTGAAATAATTTTCTCCCCCATCTCTCTTGATAGACCAATCTTACGAGCTTTAGACCAGAAAAGATTCATCTGAGATAGATGATTCGGATCTTTCTCTAACTCAGCGTTAAGATCACGCATTACACGCTCCACAACAGCTTCGCGTTCGAATTCTGACATCGCTTTCGCAGGATCTAGACCTTTAAGAATCTCTTTAGCTATTAGATCGTTACCATGCTGAATAACTTCAGATCTAAATCCTTGATACTCATTTTCTTCTTTTGCATTAAGTCTACTTTGTAATTCCTTAACCTTGGGATCTTCTACAACTCTCTCTTCAACAGGAAATTCCGGCTTTCCATGCATGAAGTTAAGAAGATGCTGTACGGACTTGCGTAAGTTATCATTACCACTACTTTCGGCACTCTTTAGAGCACCTTTAAGAGTCGCATGAATTACAGGATCCGTTACCTTACGAAAAATACGTCTATCATGCTCAAAGAGTTTAGGAAGAAAATCTTCAGAGAACTTCTCTAAACTTCCTTTATCAATTGCGTTGATAAAATTCTCTGAATTTCCATTTACAACATCTTCCTCTAGGCTATCGAGAATTCCAGCTTTATGGGCAGCTTCCTTAGCGTCTTCAATACCAGGAAAAATGCGTCCGTAATCGCGGTCTCTATAAATAGCTGCACGTAATTCAGGAAACTGCTTTAGAACACCAGGAAATTTCTCGTTTAGCTTATTCGTATCAAGATACTTACCACCACGAAGAAGTATATGATCTTCTTCTTTTTCTACTTCCTTTTTCTCTTCTTTTTCCTCTTCGTCCTTTTCTTCTTTAGTTTCTTCCTCTTCCGTATCCGTTTCTTCTGTTTCCGCTTCGTCAGTTTCTTCAGGTACTTCTTCCTCTTTTACTTCTTCCTCTTTTACTTCTTCATCTTTTTCTTCGATAATCTGCTCTAAACGCTCTTGAGTAGAAAGATTAGCTGACTGGTCCGACGTCTCCAGATTGTCCATTATCACCCCCTGCTGCCGCAGCAGCCATTTGTTCCTGCATCATTTGCTGTTGCTGTAATGTAGTATACTGAGTAAGATAAGCAACAACGTTTCTATAACCTAACGGAAGCGTACGTTTGAGCTCGATACCTACCATAGAATTAAGAAACGCTTTAATCGTCTCTATGGCTACTGGAATATTATCCACCGCTGGTTCAATCTGTATGGATGGCATTTCCGGCCCTGGAATTTGTGCCCCAGTCACAGGATCAATAGTTGGCATTCCAGGTAATGGAGCCGCTTTTGCTAGCTCCATTATATTAATCAACGTCTTATTACGATCCTCATCTCCAGGTATGTAGAGTTCGCTTAATCCCAAGATACGTGCGATAAGAGACGTATTTTCCGGGTGGAACAACGCAGCATCAATGGATTGATTCTTCATGTTTAACAATGTCATGAGAATACCATTCTTCTGCTGCCAAGATACTGGAAATTGCTCACTTGCTTCCGGCTCTACAGTTCCAACTTTTCCGAATAATGCTGTTCGTTTAACCCAGACGTTAACGAATCCTGTTCCTTGGGCTTTAACGATCTTTTCGTCTTCGAGAAGATTGTCGAGATATTCCGCGGTAGCCTTATGGATAACTTTTGCCCAGAGATTGTTAACGATTCTCCAGTAAAGACCCAGTCGTTGAAGACTTCTCGCAGCAGAATCACGATATTCTCCGAGAGTATTCGAACCACCTTCTTGCTGACCGCCATAAATTGACGGATACGCACCTGTTACGAATTGAGCATCCGTATCTAACTGAGACGTCAATGCAGGAACTTCTTGACTTAATGTTGCAGACCTAGTTTCATGGAATGCATCTTTAAGACTCTGGCCCTGACGTGGAATCGCAGGAACTACTTGACCTACCTTATTCTCACGTTTCGCATATACCTTGAAATCTAAGACGGCCGGATCAGCGAAATTTTCAGGAATTCCATAACGAATCGTTTCAATCTTTAATCTATCAAGATCCGCTCGCATTTCTTGAATAGGTACAAGATCAGCACCAATAGCGTCAGAATAAACGAAATTATCTACAGGCGAATCACTGATTGTCCAGCATTGATCCAAATCAGCAGCTTCTGCTTCGATGAACTCCTTGTTAATGAACGTAGCTTTACAGCCGTTAGGAAATGTTTGCTTAAGAAGTTCATATTCTTCTTTATCTTCTGTAAAGATCCTATAAGCGCTGGGACGTAACCAAGCTCGTTCTCGTGTACATAATGCTTCTGACGTATAGTAATTTAAATCAGGACCTAAGCGATATGAACGATAAATATCTCCACCAGCATTTCCGCTAATCTTAGCTTCATGATCTGGGTACTGTTCACGTAAGTATGAATAATGCTTTTCGTCTGAAAGAATAAGATACTGAATATCCTTCTGAGATTTCACATACGGGTTTACACGAACGTTTAAGCATCCGTATACTTCTATGCAAACTCGCTTCTTGACGTTCTGTTGATATTCTTTAATGAAAGGAGCGCTGTATTCTTTAGTATCTACAACTGGTATAATTGGACTCGGCGGAGTAAACGTACCGTCGGGATTTTGCATTCCAGTAACGGACGGACATGTAGGATTCGGACACGGACCTGGAGTTTCTATAGGGTCAGTTTCTGGATTTTCATCATCATACGTTTCTAATACATTTCCACACGCCGGACATGTAAGATCATGTTGATACATCGTTTTCGTACTATAAACAGGTGTCTCTACAATTCCGTATTCTTCTTTTCCTTCCGGATAGCTATAAACGAAAACTGTACCTTGCTTGTACATGTAAAACAAAATACGTACAAGAAGAATTTCAGCACTATTATGTTTCTGAACAGCTTCGCTCGCGATAGTATATGCTTTAGCAGTTTCTAGATCATCCGGGCTATCTGCATCAGACGGAAAGAATTTAATATTAGGAAGAGACGCACTAAGTGCTGCTATAATACTTTGCCCATAACCACGATAGATATTTACGTTTTGATCGTCTTGACCAGGAAAGAGTTCATAATCACTCGGGAATTCTCTCCAGGCGCTAGCAATCTCGGACCAGTAAATATTGAAAATTCCACGCCAGTAGTAATCGTTACGAACCCAAACAAGAGACATGAATTGACGGATTGGATCATCTTCTCTTGTGAACGTGTCTACGATGGATTGTAGAGCACTTCCAATTTGTTCGTTTAACTCCTCTTCCATAGCTGCCGCTACATCAGAAGGAAGTTCCGGTTCTAGAACTTCTTCAGATGGATTATCCATCATTGGATCTTCCATCATTTCTTCATCCATCCCCGGAACTTCCCCCTCACCCATCATAACGCTTAGCTAACCTTAATTGTGAAATGGTTAGATTCTACACCATCTAATTTACCGTAACATTCACGACTTCCCTCAGTATGAAGTTTAACCTGGTGTAAACAACCAACGCTAGACTCCCAAGCTGAAATTCCATTTCCTACATTTTCAGTATCAACAGTTTCATAGGGTTTAGGAGTTCCGTCTGGTAATGCTCCATCACCTTTAATAGATGCATCACCAACATGATGTTCAGTCTTATAACTTAAACCAGCTCCAATGAAGGCATCACGAAGAATTTCCTTACCATTTTTATCATATGGAGTAAGATCAATCCAGGCTTTAGATCCGTAAGGAATATTAGCAGCGCCGGCTTCGATTTCATTTAAATTACGAATGAGGCCAAAGGGATTCTCATGAGTAAACTCTTCTGGAAATCGTTGCTTGCTATATGCCGCACGCCCCAGCTTAGCGACAACTCTCGCAATTGGAGCTAGAGGCGCCGGAATAGAATCATCCGGGAAATTATCATCGGACTGTTCAGGTTTAGGGACAGGATTTCCTGGCGTAGCTATAGGTTTGGGTTTATTAACCTGATCCATAATCAGCTTCAATATAGCCGGCCCGAAAAGTTTAATTAATTGCTCGATTATTGCTTGGTTCACTTAACTTACTCCTTCTGCTGCTCTTGCAGCTTTCTTTAAACGCTCTACTCGTGCTAATTCTGCGTCACGAGACTCTAAAACTCTACGTGTATCAGAAAGTAAACGTACACCACCGAGGGAACGTAACGTATCTCTATCTACAACTAACGATTCAGGACTTACATCTCTAAAACGTAATTCTAACGCTGTTAGACGTTCGTCATTCATACGTGCGATACGATTCGTATCTTCCGCAATCGCTTTAGTATCGTTAGCTACCATTAATAGTTCAGTGATATCTACGCGAATATCTTTGAACCACTTCAGAACCGCGTGTATTCTTTTCATGAATTTCCATCATCCTATATGCAGAATTTATATCCGTCTCGAATACCTTTGAGATCTTTTCGATCTCTTTTATCTCTTTAAACTTATCGACTGACTTCTTAAGATAGCGGCTAAACATTTTGCATAAATAACGTAAACAATCATACGCATCATCACCAGGGGTACGAGAATCTTCACCTTCGAAATATTTAGGAGCCCACCCTTTTACGTCTTCAGGATGCTTTTCATCATATATACAAAGAGGAATAACGCTTATGAGGTTTGGGCACGTGTTAAAGATTTGGAGGATCGGGATATTAGTTTCCGGAGGTTCGGGAGCGAATGAATTGATATAATCAGTTGCTGCGTCAATTCCCCTTAAACGAAGAATTCTGTCATGAGTTTCTTGAGCATACCCTCCGGGCGGAACATATCGTTTAGGCTTTTCACTCCATCGTAAGAAATCATGGATTAGCATCTTTCCGCCGATACGATCATTCTCGGCTTGATTAGGACGAAGCTTAGAATATTTTTCGAATTGCTGAGCAATCGTTTCTGGTTGACCACGATCCTGCCACGCGCTCGGATCGAGATCAATATCTTCTAGAACTTCATGTTGACTTTCTCTTGCAATATCCGAAGCCCAATAAGATACGTTCTTTTCGTTAGCTACATATTCGTAATAGATAAATAAACGACCATCTGGAGAACATGCACCTTTAAGAGCGATTGTATCAGCTTTGAATCCCCAGTCAATAGCCATAAATCTAGGCCAGTAGGAAGGAATTTCAAAGGGCTCGATTACATGAATTGCGTTCGCCGGCTCGTCTGGAAATTTAACATCACGAAATTCCTTAAATACCTGGCCAGCGAATACGAACCAATCTCCATCAATCTTAGCTTTTTGATCCGCTAACGGAAGCATACGTAAACGATTAATGTATTGAGGATCGTTCTCAAGAATGTGCGGGTTATCCGTTAACTTCGATGGGATAAAGATTCGTTTAGAGATCGTAGTCCAATCAAAGATTCCAGTAAGAGAATCCTTGACTTTTATCTTTTCTTCAAGGATCTTATAACCAGAAACACAAGGAGCAACAAAACGATCCCTAACCCAGACATGCCCGATATTTCCGGGGTTAGTTGCCCCCCGCATAATAGCAGGAAGATTAGCATTAGAAGAACGACAACGAGAGCTAAGATACCTGTATCGGAATTCACTAAACGCAGTAAGCTCATCCCAGCCTTCGTAATTATATTCGTTCGTATCATGATCTCTTGCTTGTAGATCATTCTCTAAATAGGAGAATCGTACGGTAGCTCCGGAGGGAAATGTGTATGTGTGTTTCTGATCGTTGTATCTTGCTCCGAAATGGGGATAAATCTCCCTAGCTCTAAGTATGAGAGAAGCTTCGAGTTGGGGGTATGTTTCGCGGAAAAGTACACCCTTAAATCTTGGATGTTTGTAAAATTCTCGTACGATCGGAATGTATAACAAAAGCTCACTTTTACCACCACCTGCGGCTCCACCATAAAGAGCCTCGAAAACAGAATCAGGAAGAGAAAGAAAATCTTCCTGACGTTTCGTTGGTTTCCACTTAATCTCGGTTGGAACTTCTTCAATCATTAACGTTTGATCTCAATTTTTTCGAATTCCATCTCGTTTCGTACTGTTGGAGCATAAATGATTACCTGCGCTCCTACGAATCCAACGTCTTTCTTCTCCCTCATTTTCTCAGACACACTAGCAAGATCGTTTGCAACACGAGAGATTTTATCTTGTGAAAGCTCACTTAGTTTCTCTGCGTCAATTAAACCAAGAGCCATTAGAACCTTACTTGTAGCTTTACTCTCTACAACACTTCTTGCTTTTTCGATCTTATCCTTCAATACCGGCGAGGGTTTCCCTTTATATTCGTTACCGTTACTAATCTGGTTTGTACTTACTTTGCTTATACCAAATGCTTCCGCCGCATCTTTTTGAGATACCTCGCCGGTATTTACAGAAATCGCAATCAGCTCTTTTACCTCATCTGAAATATTTTCAACGCCGGGTTTACGCCCAGCGTTATTGAAATTTCGTGTATGAGATATTTTGAGCTTATTTAGAAAGTTATCTTCGCTATCTAAACGAGCTTGAGCTGATACTTGGTCCATATGTTACTTCTTAGCCTCATTAGCTTTAGCTTCATCAGCTAACTTCTTCTTAGCTAATTCAGCTTCTTGTCGTGCTTTCAGATCGTTTAAAAGATTCGGTTTAGGAACAGGAGTAACTACAACTTCCGTAGGACGTAACTTAGTAGGATCAGTAGTTACTTCTACATAAACGGTCCTTCCGATACTAATGCTAATAGGAGACGGATATTCGAAATATCCACCCGGGAATTCTACATGCACCGTATAGGGATGGCCGGGATATTTCTCACGATCTACAGGACAGGAACAAGAAACTACTTTACCAAAGAGTTGCATTAATTTTTCCTTAGTTATTGATTAACAGCCGGGCAGATTACAGCAGGATAGACACAATTCGTTCCAACTAATGTTCCACCTTGATGACAACGAAGGAGTTCTACAGGATTAGGAGTTGGAGTCGGGGACGGAGTAGGAGACGGACTCGGTGTTGGAGAAGGTGTAGGAGTCGGCGTCGGCGTCGGAGACGGAGAAGGAATAATTCCAGAACAAGAAGGAGGAATAGGAAGATTAGGTTTGATAGCACGGAACTGGTCGTATAAGAATTTATGTTCTTGACAAACGGATAGTCCGTCTGGAATATTCCAGTTGATCTTAACAGAACTTTGGGGAAGAACGATGTTGTTTCCGGTAGTTACAGGCTTGCTGTTTAGCATTATACCATGCAACGTAGAATCGTAACCAATTGCCCAGTTGTTAGTAATAACCGTATTCGGCCCACCACTGAGATCAAAACCAACTTCCGTTTTACCAGGTGCCGTATCTTCTATGGAATAAAATGCAAGATTATTATCGTACGTATTAAAGAATGCACGATTCGTATCGTCTCGTAATGTCTTTACACCCCGGCGGCCACGATTTCCATTGTAGCAGGTAACTGAATTTCTGATAGCCGACGAACGGAAGGAGTTATCAAAACCATCATCAGCATTGTAACAAACGATTAATCCGTTGAATTCAAGATTCTTACAGAGATTATCACCAGCCGCAGCTTTGTCTACACAATCTTTAGAACTTCCTGCACCGTCAGAGTTTCCACCACCAGCAGAATCTCCAACTCCGGGATCGTCACCAGGAACATATGCATCATTCGCAGGATTCTTATCACCGTCAATACGCTTTCCGTTTGAGAGACCTAAAGACCATTCTACTTTATTACCATCTTGACCTAATCCCCAGCCGCTTCCATGTTGAATATGATCTATCTTGGACCAACGAACAACATTTCCAACTCCGTAAATATGAGCACCTGTTCTCCATGCGTTAGAAACACGAACTTCTTCGAGAAGATTATTATTTCCGGTTATTTCTACTGCATCCCAGCCGGAGTTGGTAAACGTAATGTTTTTAACGGTATTATTAGAACCACGGATACTTAGACCAATTTCTCTGCTATTCGCTTGAACTCCGTACTTCCAACCTACACCTTCTACGATTACATTTCCATTACCTTGTAAATGAATGGAATCTTTAGCGATAAGAATAGCTTCTTTATAAGTGCCGGCTTCAATCTTAACTATATCCCCGGACTTTGCAACGTTGATTCCACCGTTAATCGTAAACTGGGTACAACCACTCTTGCATACATTAATCTCTGCCCCGTATGTCATCGAGGCCGAGAGGATTAAACTCAGATTCAGGCTTAGCTTCGTTAAGTTTCTTTTCATCATTTCTTCTCTCTTCTCCATCCCAGTCATCAGGAACAGGGGAACGTTGCAACATTAAAAAAATACCACCGAGAATCTGGATAACCATTACTTTAAATAATGACCAGGCACCGTTATCTGTGAAAATATCAAATTGTCCGGGACTCGAGAACCAAACTGTCCCAGTTGTGGCTATTGATGTCATTATTACCCTAGCGAAACTCTTTAGCCATCTAGAAGTACCCTGGGTCATTTATGATTCCTTATTTATTGAAATCGTCTTGAAAATCACCTTCTCTGAAATTAGCGCTAGCTGGTATAGTTTTAGGATCAAAGATTGGAGTTTTAATTACAGTATTAGAGAGGGGGCCAAAGAAAACAGGCTTGGTAATATTATCAGCTTTAACAGCTTCTTTAACTTCTTCAGTCTTAACTAATCCTTCTCCAATAAGACTATCTGGCTTAAGATCCCTTTCGCTTATTGGACAGGCGTAATGTTTGTAACACAAATAGTAAAATGGATATGAAGTTTCTTCCATACCCATTGGCTTATAGATCGTTTGGGATGTTACAACTTTCGCATCACCACTATTGTAACATCCTTTTTGTGCACAAAAGTTCATTTGATTCTCCATTAGATAAATTTGAAAGGTTAGAGATTGCTCTCTAACCTCTTAAATCTATCTTTTACGCAGGAGGTGCGGGAGTGTTGGTAACAATCGCTTCTGCTAATGCAGTCTGTTGAGCATTAAGCTCATCACTTAGTTTCTTAAGTTCCGCCGGATCACCAGAAGCGATTGCAGCATCCAGGAGATCCTTCAGACCCTTAATGAAAACGATTGCACTATCAACAGCGGTACGAGTTTCCGCAACTTCCGTCTTCAGTTCGTTAAGTTCTCCGGCCATTTGTATAATCTCACTTTCAAGTGAATTGAAACGTCCATTTATCTGATTACGGCTGTTACGGATAAGACGCGCTATTTCTACTAGATAATCTTTGATATACTGAACTTCGCTACGTGCGTCTGATCTACCTGTTGGATTGATCAATTCTCTATTCGGATCGAAAGGAATCTTATTTACCATTTGACTTATCTAATAAATCTTCAAGTCGTTTTACTGAAGCACGAAGATCTTTAATTACTTCATCTTGCTGTAAAGAACGATTGTTTACTAAAACGTGAACTTCTTCTACTTTAGCATCAGATTTCTTTTGCATCGTTCCTAAGATGATTCCTAGAAGTGTAATAGCTGCTACGATAACTTCGTTAGTTATCGCCATGTTATGGAGTTTTTACTTGGAAAGATTGCATCGTGAGATCACCGGCGGCAACAGGTGTAGTAAGACGAAGGAGCACGCTAATACTATTTGCTAACGTCTGGGCTCCGGCAGTATAGGAACCATTTCCTGCGTTTCCGTTTCCTTGATATCCCCAATACATAGCTTGCGTAGTAGCAGAACGTCTTATAACCTGACCTTGTACCATCCAAGTAGTATTATTACAACCTGTACTTGTAAAAGCTGTTCCTACAGTATCTGCTCCGAATACTACTTGAACGGTCTTACTATTAGCGTTCGCAGCGCATGAACCAGAAGCTGTAAATGTAACCGACTGTCCGTCTACTGCGAGGAAACCGGCAGGAAGAGCACATGTTGCAACTGTTTCAATTACTAATCCTGTGGTAGTAACGGCAGCAGCGGTTGAGCAGATACCAGAAGAAACAGACGTTCCGTTACTACTACCGCTTCCGCTTCCGCCTGTAGTTATACTAACGCTTGGAGAACCTACTTGAGCATACACGCCAGGAAGAAGAAAGAGCGTTAATCCGGCGGCGAGGATTTTCTTCATTAACGCGCCGCCATTGCTGTGAGCTTATACGTTGTAGTAGAAGCTGAAGTAATCAGACCGATTGTCATAACGTTCATCACATTCGGATTCCCGGTATTGAAACATTTCTCTTCGCCCGCATCGAATTGAACGTTCTGAGTCGTTCCAATAGTACTTGTAGCAACGCCAGTGTCCCAATTTACGAATAAAGCGTTCGTAGCGCCGGTATTCTTAACACATAAAGATGCTGGATAGAAATTAGGAGTCCCAACGGTTGCTTGAGAATTAGTTGTAGTAGCTGTTCCAGTAAATGACCATACTCTCGGCCCGATTGCGTATGCATGAGACCCAAACGCTAATAGAACTACGAATACTAACTTTTTAATCAAGTTCATTTACACTTCTCCCTAAGGTTAATGTACGTCATCCAAAGCCTCTTGTCAACCCTCTAACGCTCCATACACCCCTAACCCCTTCCGTTCCTTCCACTTAACTCCTTTCCTACCCCTACCAACCTCACCTCTATTATGAGACCCTTTTCTTGCTCAGTAATCGTCCTTTTGATTAATATGGGACCCTATTTGTTATGGTTTTGCTTTTGGACACGATATGGCTAGCTG